ACCATTCAACCCAGCGGCGGCCGCGTTGATGGCCATGCTTACACCAACAAAATCATTCCCCTCAACCAGGATGTCGTTGATGTAGTCGATCTGTGGACCGTCGCCCGTTACTTTGATGATCGCGTCTTCGACGATGTCGAAGCGAACATTGCGTATCGTATAGTGGCGCATCCCCGTTTCAACGGAATTCGAGGGCGTCGACCCAAAAACGGTGTCTGTACTGCATACGATGTTCAGGAGCGCTTGGACGTGATTCACGTTGCCGCCATTGAACACAAATCCTCGCCCGAAGATTTCTGCTATCGCATCAGCATAGCCAACCACACAGTTTTGAAACGTGACGTCAATGTCTGGGAAATTTCTGCTTGCCGGCTGCTTGCATCGGAATAGGACAGGCTTCCATTCGGTGTCTGGTGCAGCCTCGCGCAATGCGCCAAACATAGCCAGATCTCTGAACAAGACCCCCTCGACCTCGCAGTTGATTCCAGGGCCCGAATGCGCGCCATCGAACCATAAATTGCTAGCCCCAGCCCCATCCCCCACAAACACGACGCCAAATGTCAGAGAGCTGGAAAATGGCACACTCACCGAGCTAAGTTTGTAGTTCCCGGGTGGGAAGTAAATGACGGGCTTACCTCCTTTTCTGCGGTCCCCAATCCCTTGAAGATAGCTGATAACCGCTTGAATTGCCGATGTATCATCGTCTCCGGTCTGAGTAGAAGTATCCCAGTTACCCTTCGCTCCCCAGTCTTTAACGTTGATGACGTCTTGGGCCCTTTCAAGTAACGTCCGGGTCACCGACGTGGGCGCCACTTTTATTCCGACCATCGCCGCGCCATTATCAGAGTCCGCAGTATCAGCCAGTCGTTCCACAACAAATTGCCCGGAGCCATCAGTGGACAGATCGGCCAGCATTTCGACCACATCCTGCTTGCGAGCCGCATCCGTTGTCGTCTCGGGCCGCCCGACATCTCGAATCCGGTTCCCGTTGGCACGGTATGAGCCAGTGCCGTCTACGTCATACGTGCCCAATTGCAGCGCCCGGCGCAGGTTGCCCAGGGCGCCCTGCATCGACAGCCAAATGCGGTCAAAATCGAAATTGACTGTCTTGGACATGAAGTCGCCCAAGTGCTGGTAATCGGTCAGCCGGTCGGCGACCACGGCCAACTCCATCAAAATGGGAACGCCGTAGGCAGGCGCGATCAGGAAAGTAACGGCGCCACCTTGGTGCTGGCCCAGGCCGGAGACGGTGTATTGGGATGGGTCGACAACCACATCGCTGACTGACACGCGCACGTCCCGCGCTTCCAGGCAGAGAAAGTCGAAGGAAAACTGCGTGGTGATGCCGTTGCCGACGGCGGTGGTGCGGGTCGTGGTCTGGGCGGGAACGGTCACGGCGGCGGCTCCGAAGTGCCGCAAGGCGTGCCCCGCGGCTAGATTTCCAGGGTGACCTCGTGGACACCCCCTGATGGACGCCAATCTTGCCCCTGAAGGCCGTTCGAAATCTCGGCTTTTTCCCGCACCATGCGGCCAATGCGCACGGGCGCTTGCAGGATGGCACCGGCGCCGCTGTCCAGATAATCATCAGGCTGGTTCTTGATGCTGGGGTCCCAGTCCTTCATCTGGTCCCACATGGGGCCGTCCAGCACGTCTACGTGCGCCCACAGCACGCCGGACTTCATGGGCGGTTCCAGGCCATCCAGAATGCGCTCGTTCTTGTTGGTGCCGACCTGCACGTCCTTCACGCCACAATGCAGCCCTTCCTGCTTGAGCGCTTGTTTGAGCAGCTGCGGCACGAATGCCCCGTTGCCGTTGGTCTCCACGTAGACATTGGGGATGTTGAACCGCTCAATGAGCCGGCAGGCCTGGATGACCTGGCCGCCGATGATTTTGGCGTTGCGGTTGTCCGAGAACTCGGCAAACTCGCCCATCAAGCCCTCGCACACGTGCCAGTAGATATTGCCGGCAGCATCGTCCAACATCAGGGAAAACGCGGACGTGTCGCCATTGATCTTGCCCAGGGCGCAGTCCCAATAGGCCCGCGCGCTGACGATCTGGACATTGCCCAGCATCATGCGCACCGAACGATTGGCGCGCTCCATAGTGGGATGAAGCGCGTACGGCCGGATGATAGAGGGGTCCAAGCGGCACTCCTTGATGGGTTTGGCATGCAGTTGGTACTGACTGTCCCAGTAATTCAGCGTGCGGGTCTTCTGTCGGCGCTTTTCAATGTCCTCGCGGGTGAAGCGCTCGGGCCAGGTGCAGCGCGAATAGATATCCAGCACGGCACCCGGCGGCGCGGCAAAGACCACGTGGCCACGCTCGAGGCGGTAATCACGGTCCTGCACCAGCAGGCGGGCGTGCTTGTGGATGCCGACCATGACATACAGACCGTCCGGGCCCGGCCGGAACGGCACCGGGAACGAGGTGCGCGTATCGACCCTGTCTTCGTAGCGGATCGAATCCTCAAAGAGCGGGATGGTCAGCGACGCGGCGCCGGCGGCGATCTGCTCCGGGTAGATGGAATCGTGCGTGTGCGGTGTGCCGATGTAGGTTTCCTGTCCGCCCGGCACCAGAATAAAAGTGGCTTCCTGAATCTTGGCGCGTAGGCTTTCGCGGGCCTCGGCGGTGCGGATGTTCTTGGGCACCTCGACGTCGTCATAATCGATGCTGCGGGCCCGGGCGCTGGTGACGGTCTGATTCACGCCCACAGCGGTCATGCTGGCGTTACGCGGGTCGATGGCACCCGATACCCAGAACATCTGCGCGCCGGGCTTGGTGGGCAGCATGCCGCCGCACAGAGGGTGCCGGCGCAGCACGTTGATTGTATCGCGCGTGAGCTTCTTGGCCAGGGGCCCGTCAGCCGCCCAGATCAGCGATACCCACGTTCCGTCGCAATACAGTTGCCACGCTTTGTAGACCGCGTACAGGGTCGACTTGGCCGCGCCGCGGAACACCTGTAGCACGCGCACCGGGGCATCGCAGTGCTCGAGCCAGTGGCATATCCTGATGTGCAGGTCTGGCACCGTCCAGCCCTGGACCTTGGCCCAGATCAGAAAGAAGGCCAGAAACGAGATCTTCTTGTTCATTGCGCCTTTTTCATGCGCGCCTGCACGGTGGCCAGAATCTTGGCCGCCTCGCGCTCAGCGGCCTGAATGGCGTCTTCCATCTCGGTTTCGTCCTCCGGCGCCCCTTCCGGCGGTACCATCCCGCCTTCGGCCGCGCCGCGCTGAATCATGCCGGTCATGCTCATGGCCTTCATGATGAGCACGGCTGTGCCCGCGGCGTCCTTCTTGCACCATACCCGATCGCCGCGGGTGGCCTTGTCCATGGCGCGTGGCTCGATGCCCACGCCCGGCCAGCCGTCCGGGTCGGCCTCGGATAGGAAGACGTCCATCAGCTTTTCCTGCAGGGCTTGGAGGCGTTCGTATTGGTCTTGGCGCATAATTAAGCTCCAACATTCAAGGGAGAGGTCAATGAAGAGCCATTTTTTTCTGGCTGGCCTGGCCATCGTGGTAGTGACTGCGCCAGTGATGGCGGAAAATCAGCCCGCGAAAACAGCGCTGGAAAATTACATCGCGGAGCGGGATACCCGTATGGATTCCGTCCGGGCATCTGCGACGGCAGTGCGTGAATGCGTTTCGAAAGAAGCCAATGGTCTGTCTTCCGCGCCAGCCACTCCCACGGAAATAGCTCAAGCCTCCCTGTACAGGTGCATCTCTAAGCTTGATGATTACGAAGGCAAACAGTTCTCTGACGCCTATGATTCTGCACCCAGCAGAAATCCAGATGAACAACGTGATTCCGCAAAAAAGGAATCTCGCTATGCCAGGGCCCAGCTTGAAGACGGGCTCGCCCGCATGGCGATCGACATTGTGATACGCGCGCGCCTTACTCACCAATAGCGGCATCGATCTTCTCCTCCATCTGTTGGCGCTTCTTGGCTTCAACGTCGACGCGCAGGTCTGGATACTCTTCGAGCAACTGCCTTTTGGCTAGATCGCGATATCGATTGATGGTAGTGCGAATGAAATCCGCCTTTCCGCCCTCAGGGCCGTCGCTGTATCGCTCATAGACCAGTGACATGGGGTGTTCCCCTGTCACGACTTGGTCCAGGAAATCCCGGGCTCCAAGATTCCAGGCGGGATCCTTTGCTTCATTTCCAGCCAGTTGGACAAACCGGGAGTATGCCCCGTGATAGTTGTCGAGATTCACCTGGACGCCGTCAAGCCCGGTCTTCCTGGAGGGCATGCTGACGAAAGCCCCAAGCCGCAGCATCTCCTCATCCACAGGGCTCGACTTTGCCTGACTGCTGTAAATTGGGCTCACGGCATCGTATATGGCTCCCAATCCAGACCGGTAGCTAATCGGCTCACCCCACAGATCACGGCGCACAGGCAACCCTTTGGTCAAGCCTGGCACACGGCTGCGGATGCGTTCGAGCATGGTATTTGCCTCCAGGGCATACGGGTCCGAAGCGCGAGCTACTTCCGATACACCTGTAGGGACAAGAGAGCCTGCAAATCGTTGGAAGTATCCGCGGCCGTAGCGATCTGGATCCGACATTGCAGTAAACAGATCGGACAAGCCGGTGAGATAAGATTTGTTCGTTGCATTATTGGCCAGCGAGATGGCGACGGCCGCGTGAGCGCTCTCGATCTCGGAATCGGTCATCGCCGGTTCGGCGTCCATGTTCGCAAGGATCTCCACCATATCTGCGGCCAAGCCCATGGAGGTTCCAATAGGATCGGCACGGTTGTATGCATAGTAGCGATCGCCAATTTTCAAACTGTACGGCTGCCAGCCGGTTCGCTCCAGCGCCTGCCGTTCCCTTGCATCCGCTGGCCCTTTCCCCGTAATTTGTCCTGACAGCGCCAAGTCCGCGGAAGCGGCCATCAAGGCCGTGCCGGTCGCGATGCGGGCTAACGCTATATCGCGGCGCGCACCACCGGCAGCAATATCTGCGCGAACATGGGACATAAGCGGAGCCAACGGGGTGCGCTCGAAGGTGTATTTCAGGATATTCCCCGGGGTCCGAATGAACGGGAGAATGATCCGGCCGGGAAATGGAGCGGCATTTGCCAACTTGGTCACCGCTTTGGTCAGATTCCCCGGCGCGCTCGTAAAGGTTTGATAGGTGGCCTGGTCAATGGCATCCAGGCGTATATCGGGCGGGGGGTCGGCCACAATGTCGGCGATACGCGCTTTAAGCTGGTCTGGTTGGATGATTCCGGCATTGGCTTCCTGGGTGGCTCGACGCAACGCCAGCGCATTTAGCTCCATCCGGTAGCCCAGAGTCTTGAAGAATTCATCCTCCGCAGCCAGCAGACGACCAGGGACCGATACCGCGGCGCCCAATACGTCCATGCTGCGGCCCAGCGGGGAGTCCTTGGCCATTCCCCAAGCTTCTGCACTGATCGCCCGCGCGCGGGGCAAGTCGATCTTGCCCATGCCGAACCCCGTCTCGTTCGTCCGGAGCGTCTTG